CGCCACCGGTCAGCGACCCGATGCCCGCGAAGTCCGGGGAGTCGACCAGCTCGCCGAGGTTCAGCTCGCTCGCGAAGCTCTGCCGCAGGGTGGACGCGAAGTCGGCGCGCTTGGCCAACATGGTCCGTCCCTGGTCGGCCTCATGCGCCATCGCCTGCACGGCGTCGCGCATCTGCTTCGCGGCGGCCTCGGTGATCTTCTTGTCCTTGAGCGCCTTAGTGATCGCGGCGAGCATCCGGTCTACGGCATGCTGGGCCTGGTTCGCGCTGCCGTTGATGCCGAGCGCGAATGCGTGGATGATCGCCTCGCCGAGTCCCTTGAAGACGTTCTTGGCCCTCGCGGTGCGCTGCGCCGTCAAGCGTCCGTCGACCACGTCGGCGCCGGGGACCCTGGGGATCAGCCGCGGCGTGGTCTGGGAGCCGCCTCCGCCGGCGCCACCGCCACCACCGCCACCGTCGCGGTGGATCGTCCAGATGTTGACGTACTCGTCGGGGATGTTGTGCAGGCTGTTGATCAGCTCGGCCCGGCGCCGGTAGTACTCATCGAGCGACAGCCCGGCCTTCGGGTTGGCCGCCTGGCGGTCGAGCGCCCGCAGGTCGGCGAGGATCTGCGCGTTCTTGGACTTGAACGGCTTGTCATCGCCATCGAGCTTCGGGTGTGACGTTGTGTGGTCGGCGTCGTCCATCGCGTGGAGTACCCGCATGACGGCCTTGATCGTGGTGTCGACGCCGGATGCCTCGATGATCGCCTTGATGTCGCGGCGCTTCAGATCGGGCGCCAGCTCCTTCATCTTCGCGATGACCTTCGCGACCCCATGGGTGGTCGGCAGGATCCCGTGGTTGACGATCCACGTCTCAACCTTCTTGGGAACCTTGTCGAGGGTATGTCCGTAGTCGCGGGTGTCCTTCGTGTTGCGCCGGATCTCCCCCTGGAGGTGGTGCGTCTTGTCTCGAACGTTCCCGATCAACTCGGCCAGGCCCGTCAGCCCCGGCTTCAGGATCCGGTTGTTCGCGTCTCCGTACTGCTCGACCGCATGTCCCGTGTCGTCGAAGACGACGCCGGCGCGGAACAGAGCGTTCGTCACCTTGGTGACCGCGTGCTGCCCGCCCATCATCGCGTCGATGACTTCGCGGGTCGTCAGCCCCAACTCGTGCGCGGACGCAAGGCTTCCGTTCTGCACAAGGGTGGCGCGGGCCGCGGTGCGGGCCTGGGTCGTGATCGCGCCCGTGGTCTGGTCCAGCGCATCCTTGAGTCGCTGAGTTGCAGCCCGGTCCCTGTCTGCCGCCGCGGCTGCCCAGTCGGTCTGCTTCCCGGCCCGGTGCATGGCGACCGCTAGTCCCCCAACCGCACCGATGGCCGCGCCCCAAGGGCCGCCCATCGCAAAGCCGAGCGCAGTGTCGCCAGCTATCGACTCCAGGTCGGCGAGCTTCTGGTTTGCCGTGTGCGCGCTGTGGGCGATCAGCAACATGCCGCCGATGCCAGCCACGGACCTGGCAGCACCCTGCAGCTTCTCCATGCGCGACGTCGCCGTTGCGGTCGGTCCGATCAGCCCCGACATGGCGCCCTTAGCCTTGCCGATCCCCGTCGAGAGGTAGGAGAACCCGACTGCCGCGATCCCCGCCTGGACGCCCAGCGTCTTGATGGGGCCGGGCAGGTTGTCCACGGCGTCGACCAGCCCGCCGATGATGTCGGCAGTCGTCTTGATCGGCGGCAACAGGTCGTTGTGGAACACGTCGCCGGTGCCGCTGGCAGAGTCAGCCATGTGGCCGAGAGCCTCAGTGATCTGGTCGACCGCAGGCTTGATCGCGTGCCACAGGTCGCCCGCGTCGCCGATGATCGTCCTGAAGACGGGCCCGGCCTTCTTTCCCAGCGCGTCCAGCGCGCCCGGCAGATGGTCACCGAGCCAGTCGGCGGCATCAGAGGCGTAGGGGAGCAGCTTGTAGCCGATGGCCTCGCCCGCCTCGGAGATCTCCACCTTCATCCGCTGGAGCTTGCCCTGCAGGGTGTCGGCCTGCTTCGCAGCCTGCCCGCCGAAGGTGTCGGACATCTGCTTGACGGCCTGGGTGAACGTGATCGTGTCGCCCTTGGCGTCCTTCGTCTTGATCCCGAGCCGACCGAGCGCGCCGATGTTGCCGTTGTAGGCCTTCATCAGCGCCTCAGACACCGTCACCAGCGGCTTGCCCTTGGCGGCCGCGACGTCCATCGCCAGCGACGCCAACTGCTGGGACTTGCCGACCGAGTGCGTGGCCTCCGAGAGCCGCTGCAGCGCGGGGCGCAGGTCGTCGTCCGCGACGCCATAGGCCTTGCCCTGGGCGGTGATCCACTGCTCGACCGAGGCGATCTGGCCCTTCGTGGCGCCCGCAGTCGCCTTGAGGGTCGACGCGAGCTTCACATGCGCGGCCTGGTCGTCGGCCGCACCCTGCGCCATCTCGTACAGGCCCTTGGCTGCGATGACCGCGCCGGCGCCGAGAGCGATCGCGCCAGCCTTCGCGGCCTTCGTGGCGATCGCGGCGAACTTCGACAGGTGAGCACCGGAGTTGTCGACCGACTTGCCGAGGTGGTCGAACTTCGAAGAGGCGCGGTCGTTGGCGAGGATGTCGAACACGACGGAGGTGCTAGCCATCGTTGCCCACCCCCTCGTCTTGCTTGTTCAGTTGCGCCCTGATGAACCCGAGCCGCTGGGCGACGTCGAGGTAGGTGTAGTGACCGGAGAGAAGTACGGGCTTCGTCAGCCCGAGCCAGTGCTCGAACAGGTGGCCGAGGTCATCGACCTCCTGGGCGAGCGTCAGTCTTCCCCCGCCTTGGTCTTGCCGCCCTTCTTCGGAGCCTCGGCGTCTGCGTCCTCGGCAGGCTCCTCGACCTCCACGGGCGTAGCGCACTCGTGGCCATCGTCGAAGATCCACCCGCCGCACACCAGGCACTGCACCTCGACGGTGACCTCGTCGAACACGAACTTGACGGCCGCGATCGGCAGCCGCGGCTCCTCGGCCCGACGCAGCGCCCACAGCAGCGCGCGCCACGCGATCACCGACGTGGCGTCGATGCGCTCGAGGAACTCCGACCAGGACCAGCCGGTCTCCTTCTCGATCGGGTAGGACAGCGTCCAGTCGGGGTTGCCGCGGTCGATGACCCACTCCTCGGGCTTGCGGGCCTCGGGCGTCCAGATGACCTTCATCTTCATCAGATGTTCGTTACCTTCCGTGCGATCCCGTCGAGAACCTCGACGATGGCCCGCTGTACCTGCGGGGATTGCTTGGTGAACTCGGCAGTGAAGATCGCCGGATCGACGCCCGCGGTCTGGTCGACCCACACCTTGCGGTTCCCCCATACGGGGTGCCGTAGGCGCCGACCAGTCAGGGTGCGAACGTCGTAGCCCGACGACCGGAACCGGATCGAGACACCGGCCCACTTGCCCGACTTCGCCGTGGTCGAGGAGCGGACCTGTGACTGCATCTGCGCAGCGAGCCCACCTCGCTTCGGCAGGGCGGCGGGGATGACCTCGGTCATCTGGCCGCGCACATGCTTGGTGGCGCTGTTCAGGCCCCGCGCCAGTTCCCTGCGAAGCGCCTTCGCGTCCGCGTGCTCCCGGATCGCGCGGACGAGGTTGTCGACGTCGGAGGACTTGACCGTGACGTCGATCATCGGGTCAGCTCGTGCCGCGGGTGACGACGCCGGAGGTCTGGAAGGTCAGCGACTTCGCCGCCAGCTCACCGACCGCGCCGCCGACCGCGTGCTGAGAGATCAGCACCGAGCCGGTGTACTTCGGGTTGGTCGTGGTCACGGTGCCGGCGTCGGGGCGGACCTCGAAGGTGACTACGGTCCCGAGCAGCGGCCACAGGGTGGCGTCGACACTGCTGGTCGCGTAGTCGTCGTTGAACGTGATCGCCAACGTGCCGGACTTCAGCCCGCCGATGACATCGGTCCACGAGTCGCTCATCGCGGTCGCGTCGAGCTGGGCCACGTCGACCGTGAGGACGGCCGACTTGACGTGGTCAGACAGGTTGGTGCTGTTCAGGGCGAGGTACTCGTTGGTGAGCGAGAACACGGCCATTGCGGGGCTCCTTCAATTGCGAAAGCCCACGCCGATGGTCGACGGGGGCCGTTGGGTTGGACGGGTGGGAACTAGCGAGGACCTACTGCTTGCCGATGGCGCCGGCCACGGTGAACGAGCCGGTGATGGCCGATACATTGAGCCGCCACCACGTGTCGGTGATCGGCCCGGCGACACGGGTTATCCACGTCCCGCCCGAGGTGGTCAGGGGGCCGATGGTCGCCCGCGTCGTCGGCGCCGCGAAGCCGCTCGTGGTGTCGGACTGCACCTGGACCGTGATGGTTGTGCCCGCCGTGAACACGTGGAACGTCGCGTACAGGTACGAGCCGCTCGGAACGGTGCCGAGACCGAGCCCGGTGCCCAACGCGCCGGTGGCCGACACCGTGCCCTTCGCCTTCGCCAGCCGCCCCCGGATGGTGCCGTCAGGCGATGCGGCGTTCGCGGTGAGCGAGAACGGCGCGATGTCGCCGACCGCACCACCGAGCACGTACTGCGACTTCATCGCGTTGCACATGTACGCCGGGTCACCCTCAACCTCGCTCGGACCCAGCGTGTACACCTGACTCGTGCCCAGCATCGGGAACGCCTGGTTGTCCGGCGCCTGGTCCCCGGTCGCGGCCGCCTGCCAGAAGCCCGACCACGCGAGGTTCGTCGTCTTGAGCCCGCCGATGAACTCCTGCCAGCCGCTCGAGTTGAACGTCGTCGCGTCGAGCTGGGCCACGTCGGTGGTCAACATCGCGTTGTTGGTGTCCGTGGTGAAGTCGTAGCCGGCGACGTAGCAGTAGGCGTCGGTGAGTGAGACGACAGCCATCAGGCACCGCCCTTGGTCCGCTTGGCCTTCGGCGCCTCGGGCTCGGGGGCGAGCTCGACGAGCTCGGCGTTCACGAGCGCGGCGAGATTCACCCGCTCGTCGTCGATCTCGACCGCGCCGCCGGGTGCCACGCCGCACACCTCGAACGGCCCGACCACCTTGGCCTTGTGGGTTGCCATCGGTTCCTCCTAGATCCGCGCCAGGTAGGCGACAGAGAAGATGACCAAGCAGTCGACGCCCGTGTCGGTCTGCGCTTGGGAGACCGTCGTGCGGTCGCCGAACTCGGTCCTGTGCACGCCGGAAACCCCGAGCGTGGGTGACGTGGTGCGCAGGATCGTCTCGACGACTGCGACCGTCGCGAACGCCGCGTCGCGAACGGCCTTCTGCGCGGCGTTGCCGCTGTTGCCCGACCACGAATAGGCGCAGCAGGTGATGGTCCCAGCCTCGTCGCGGGCGCCGCTCATCGTTGCGCGCGTCTGCTGGATGTCCGCAGAGGACGCAGCGGCGTCCGTCCCGGGGTCCTCGACGCCGATCATCAGGTAGTCGCCAGGGTTTCCGGTCACCCCGACGCCATCGAGGACGGTCAAGGTCGGCGCCGCCGCGGTTGACAGGCTGACCAGCGCGTCGATGACGGCCGGGAGAGCAGAGGTAGCCATCAGGCGAGCGCCGTCTGACGGTGCTGGGCGATCAGCTCCTGCACCCGGAAGGGCAGCAGGTAGCCGGCACCAGGCAGCGTGTTCGACGCACTGTCGGACGCACGCGGTCCACCGGGGGCGAGCCGACCGCGCTGGGTGTCCCACATGTGCCGGACCAGCTCCTTGACCGCTTGCAGCAGATCGGCAGGACAGGAGGAGCGGCCGGCGCTGTAGACGACCGTGTAGTACATCGACGTGAACGCCGCCCCGGAGTTGTACGTCACCAGCCCCGTGGCCGGGTCGAGATAGAGGTCGGTCAGCGTCAGCGCGGCACCCTGGTAGGGGGTGACACTGACCAGCGAGATGACCGGGCTCTTGCGCAACACCAGGGTGTAGACGCCGCCAGGGCTCCGCTCCGTGGTGACCGTCTCCTCGAGTGGCCCGCAGTACCTGGTGAGGACCGCCTCGGCGGAGTCGATGATGGTCTGCAGCTCGGTGTCATCGGTCGTGACCGTGATGTTCAGGTGAGTCTTGGCCTGCGCAAGCGTGAGAACAGACACCGTGACTCCTTTAGGCCGGGACCGAGTGCAGTGCTCGACAGCGGTCGAACTCGTCCTCATCGAGGAACACGCCGTGCTTGTCGTGGGTGGTCCGCACGCTCGTGTCGACAAACAAGGGGATGTCGCAGGCGGCGAGCCGGACACAGAAGCTCAGATCTTCTGAGAACTCCGTGCCGCACGGGTGGGTCAGGTGGTCGAACCAGTGGTCGCCGACGCGGGTGCGCAGGGTCTCGAGCGCCGAACGG